ATAGTCAAAACTAACAACAATATCACTCCAAAGATCTAATGGCTGGTCATTCCAGATCGCAATATTTTTATCGTCAAAAGGTTGGTTCATCTGTAATTATTTAAACCAGTACCGCGGTTACACTCCTATTTTCTGTCATGGAGACAAAGGCATCCGGTGTTATTATAATACCGGCACCTGTTGTATATGGTGCGCCTTCAGGGCTCAAGATCACTGTGCTATCAATTAATCCAAACACATCACCACTGTTAAATGTTGCACCTGCTCCAGCAATAGTGACGCCAACCCCAGGCGTATATTGATAGTACACACCGTCACCCGTAAATGCACGTATATTACACGATTCTGTTTCATTAAATTGATCCAGGTTTACTATTCTACCAGCTGGGTAAGTGGCTGTGCATATGGAAGGACAGCTCAACGAACCACCAAGGCTTGTTGGGAACGAAGTAACACTTACGCCGCATGTGCATAGATTCATAGTCAAAGTATAGAAGTTGCTTGCAAACATTTCAACAATAACATCCACATCCCTATCCATTGTGATGTTGCATGTGGATACACCGAATACAGGAGAACAGTACCTGCTTGATAGACCCAACATACTGCTCCCAGCGAACGCACTTGCATATAATGTAAATGTTGTGCCGCTCAAGACGGCATATGATTTAGTAAAGCTACCGTCTTCATTCAAATAATTTATGCCTTCGTCGCTTGTGAAGACTCTACCAATTCCAAAGCCTGAAATAGTAATGTTAAGACTATAGTACCCAATATCAAAGACCCCTGTAATGCTTCTATTTTCTGTAGCTTCAAAAATACATTGATCACCCGCGTTAACAAGATTTGTTGGCAGATCAACATATGTGCTAGTATAAAATTCTGTTTCTCCACAAGGTGCTCCGCGCCAATATTTTAATTTATAACCAGGTCTAGGCATGCCGCTGAGAGTGATGATTTGATTGCCCCACTCCAGTGTGTTTGTACCGGTAAATGTATATGTACAACTGCTTGAACAAATGTAATAAAACCATGGATAATTAGTTGTGACACTAATATCGCCTAGATAGCCGTATGCGGAATTTACCGGGACTGTTGTTACGGCTACTTGGTATTCATAATAGCGTATGTACAGCACATCAATATTGACATCAGAGTTTATAGAGAAGCTACAAAACTCTGTCTGATCAACACAAGTACTTGCCCCCTCATATCCAAACATGGCCCAACCAGAAACAGGTTTCAAGGCTGAAAGTGTGAGTACAGACCCAACGAGATATGGATTAGTTACTGAACCAGGGCCATCAATAATAAATTTTAAATCTTGAGAGATCACTCTACCTGCTGGGGTCGTTACAGTTACAAAATAAAACGGTAAAGCGTCAAAATAAGCTGTAATACTTTCTGCAGTTGTTACAGTGAAGATGCAATCTGTGTTGAGCATATTGCAAGTACCCCCTTCCCATCTATTGAATGCGCTAAAGTAATCTGCGCTAGCGATAAGAGTTAAAGTTGTACCGTACCCAAAGCTCTCTGTGCATAGATCACCACAATTCACACAGAATGGATCAGAGAAAACTATACCATTTCCGGTTCCTGCCTTTGTTATGATCACTGGTCTGTAGATTGACTCAGGTGCATCACATATTAACCCGGTAAACCCAGGTATACTTGTTGTTAGATTAATCTCAAGAACACTTGGATCTGGATACACTGGTCTTTTGACCATAGCAGAAAGTGTACCAATAAGAATTTGATAATTAATATTTTCAATTCGCTCTAGCCAGTTGTAAAAATAAACTGTTTGACCTGCAGGGTAATCTCGACCCACAGGAGAACACAAAGTTACTGTTGCAGTTGTATCGTTCGTGAAGCTATCTACAAAGTAAACAGTTTCCCCAGATAATAAAGAGAATTCTAGTGCTAACTTAGAGAAGGGCGGTATTACCCGCGGTTCCCAGGGAAGACCTCGAGCTATATATGAATCAGGTGTATGTGCTGCGGTTAGACTTGGAGACCATTTTAAATCCATGGTAAATGTTCTTTGACCTGACAAGAATGGCGCTGTTAAATAGCCTGAATTAACATATAGCGTGGTATCTAGTCCAGATGTTCCAAAAGCAAATGTGCTGAATATTTGTGTTGTGGACCGAATTTCTTCTCTGTATGAGCCAAAATAATCAATGTTATATGTATCAAGTAATTGTGCATCATTAGTATCGGCATTCCAAATTAAATCATTACCAATGTTGCGTACTTTATAATAATTGCAACCCAAGAAGATAGATGTCTCACTATATGACTCCCAATCAAATTGAATAATATATCTTCCAATGTTATTGATTTGAAGAGGTTTGACACCATCACAATAGAGATAGGTTGTATTGTAGATATTCTCTTGACCAACATCGAGAATCTTTTCTCCAGGTAAATGTGCACCCATTGTACCTGTTGAAGATGCATTATACTTAACCATGAACGGTAGCGTGGGATTTGAATAGTTGTTATCGTAAATGAAATAAAATGGTTTAAATATTTCTGGCTCATACGAGGAATAGTATGGATCATTTTTTTGAATTTGCTCGTTAACAAAAAACGGCATACTATTAGTGTTTTTAGCTAGATATGTTAAATTAAATAGATTGTTCTTCTCAAGACGGCTGAAAGACACACCATCAATTTCGTATAAATCTATTTGTGGAGGTTCTATAAAGCCTGCACTGATAGAATACATATCAGTTATATCATTTCTTGGATCAGGATACACAACAGATAGTTTTATATTAGTAAGCGGTGTTCTATATATTTTTGGATAAAGTAGCTTGTAATTTGAACTTGATAACCTATTGCCAAGAGTGAGAAAACACAGATACAAGCTCTTATCGTACTCAGAATACCATTCTCCAGCAAATTTCTCTAGCTTAGGATTAAGTAGCGATTTTTCAAAGAAAGTTCCAGGGTTGCTATTAATAGTAATTTGTTGTGTATCATAGTCAAAAATGATAGTATCAACAACAACATAATTCTTGGTTTCCAATACAAAAGTATCATAATACATGTTGAAATAATACAAGCTTTCATTAATTTCCTGTTTAACGACAGCAGGGTACTTGAAGAACACAGCGCTAAGGGCCGCACTAGCCGGTGATACAGTATTTGTAATACTATTTCTAAAGTAAAGTTTGCCCGGTATCAAGACTTTCTTTGCTGCAATGGATTGATCTGTGACAGCATCACCAGTAGCGAGTGTAGTATTTCTATTAGGCATTATGCCGTTACTATCTGTTGTAGCAGAAGCAGCCTTGAGTGCACTTACTTTTTTTAAGAGACCGTACTCGTTACTATAGATATCGCTTCCCCAGTATACGGGGGTATAGTCGTTAACCAATAAAGCTGCTTGACGATCTGCTAAAGGTAGTGCTTCTTGTCTGCTAAGACCTGGCCATATGTCAGGATTGGCCCATTGTTCTTGACGAGCGCCTTCCCAAAACTGCACATTATCATATGTTCGCGAGAGACCTGAAACATCCAGCTGCAAATCCTGCTCCCGGCTTTCATAACCGTAATACAATTGATTGTAGCTTGTTGACAGCACATCACCAAACGCAAATTGATTGCTTCTGGATCTTTTGTTCCATGAAACATCCACCGTGTATGCTATAGGGGCAAGAAAATTATCTTGAGTGTTGTTGTATGAGGTGTTACCAACAATATCAGGATCTGGAAAAGCATACACAGTATTAGATTGAAGCTGGGCAACGTCGATGGAATATTTTTTCTGCGGAGTATTATGTATTAATAATCCTTGATGCTGTGGTAGGAAAAATCTTCCTATCTCATATTCTGTGTAAAGATTTTCAAGGCTTGGTACTGATGCAACCGATGGTGTCTGTCTGTTTAAAAGATTCAAGGTAGGTGCACCAGTCAATGGTTTTATAGAAAACAGAAGACCAGAAACAAAATCAGTGCGCGTGCTACCAGTGCTAAGGTAATAGAAATCGTTGCCAAGATATTTTGGAGCAAGCCGCTTATATAAATTTAATTTAAGATCTTCAGTACCACCGCTTAGATAGGTTATGAAGTCACGATTTTTTAAATAGTTTAACTCAGTACCAGAGAGATAAGGGTTAACAGTAAAATTATTAATCCCAAGAGATGTGATATAAAATGGATACTGTCGTATTGCATCTATAATTGCTTGCTTAAAATCAATATACAACCTCTCATATGCTTTATTTGGTGTGGCAAGATTGACGATATCAGTACTCTTGGTGGGTGAAGGAGTTCCTTGATTATAGTAATCCGATTTGAGATCATATAATTCTTCAATATAAATGCTAAGTTGTCTTGCAATAGCTGAAATGGGAGGAAAATTGCAAGTGGTCTGTGCAAACAAAACTTGATTTGTCTGTGCAGCATCAAAAATTAACTGCTTGACAAGGTTCTCTATGCCGTAATTACTGCCACGAAGATTATGTTGTATTTGAGCTGTTTTAAGATTTTCTCTTGTATTGGCGTAATACAAGCAAACCTGCTTAATCTTGTTAATAAAAAAAGGCAATACGATATCAAGATCACTGGGATCTGAAAGATCAGCATTTGTAATGAAGCGTTTCTCTTCTTCAGTACTATAATCAATTATTAGCTCCCGCAATACCTGAATATAAGAGTCTCTGATTGTTTCGTTTACTTTAGCTGCATTTACTTTTTTTGTTCTGCCCCATTCAATAATATACTGCTTATACTGAAGAAACAGTGCATCTAGATCTACTGTTGTGTAATTTTTCTGATTAAACCAAGTTAGAAAGCTAACTGGTGCGTAGGTATCTAGTGGTGTTAAGGACCCTTCAATAATACTATTTTGAAATGTATATAGATTACTCACAACATCTCCAATCCATTGTATAGCGCTCGAGAGAGTATGGCCTCCATTGTGCCACCATACTGAGTCCAATTTTCATAACTACTCTGAGCTGGTGTTACTGTGGTGAGATTATTTTTGAAATCAATAACCCCGTCAACCATTTCTAAAGGCATATATGCCTTGTATTTATAAAAATTATAGTATGGTGCAATATCGATTCCTGACTGTGCATTGTTACCAGTGACCAATCCCCAGCCCCAATTGTAATTGACACCACTCAGCGGGTACTCCTGGCCAATGACTGCAGATAGACCATTTGTTACAGGTACAACAGTGTTATAAACTTTTTTGTATATTCCGCTAAATTTTTCATATATTACAATTGGGGTACCCACATTAAATGTTCCAGTTAAAATATCAATTTGCTCGCCTAAATTTTTTCCAGCACCATAATCATAAGCACTTATCCCGAAATTTGCACTGAATGTATTTGGACTACCAAACAGTTTTCGTTGATTAATACTCAAGATATCCATAGCACGGGTTAGCTCTGAAGGATATTGCGAACAAAAGTCATAAAAATTTAGACCATACTGCTCAAATAAACTTTTGAGTGCGGAAATATTACATGTATCGGGATCAGATATATTGCCAACAAAATTAGCTATTTTCTCATAAATTTCTTTACCAAGAGTTTCCGGTGGGCTATCAACATTGCCAACTATTTGACCCAGGAAATCATCTAGCAATTTAGTCCTATCAAATAGAGATTCTTGCAATATGTAACTCTTGTAAGCTGCTGCTTGATCGAAATTCTCATTAATTTTATTAACGATTGGAGATCTCTTGAGAATATCGAAAAGGTTACTACTTCCCCGGATAATTCTTGGAAACGGATTAATAGGACTAACGTATTTGTTAATCCATCTTATGCCAGTCCAGTCGCCAAACACACTGTAAAAGGCTCGTGAACCATCGGCCACTGTGTACTGTGTATCAGGTAACACGCCGCTATAAATGGCCGAAAGCGGAAGTTGTTGTAGATCCGTAATAGGATAGAAATATATTTGTGCATTATAATTGTGTAGAACCCAGAGAAAGCCTTCATTGTCACAGGCAATGCCGCCTATGGGCTGATAATACCTAGCACTATTGACTTGACTACCAATAATAATATCGGCTAGCTGCCCTGCTGGAGATATCTTTGTGACTTTTGATACTCCATTGTTCACCCAAAGATTTTGGTTCAAATCAATAGTTATATTTCCAATATTAGCGAGCGAGCTTATTGGGAAGTTAGGTTGCAGATTAAAATTGCTATCCCATTTATATATTAAATCAGTATTTTGAAATGGATTCGCACTTCGATTTGATTGTAGATTCTTAACTGCAGCCCATATGTTGTTCTCTCTGTCAACTATAATTTCTTGCACAGAGTAAAGTGGGCTTAGTGGCACTGCACTCAGATACTCCCCTGTGGAAGAGTATTTAAAGATAAAGCCGCTCACTGGATGACTGTACCCCACAAATACAGTGTCATCAACACCTGCATCAACACATGTAGGCAGAAGAGAGTTTTCACCAACAAATCCGCTCAATTGATTCTTGAGTGTGACATAAAGTCTGTAGTCTGTATATGCAATATTCTGTAAATTTGGCTCTGCATGTGCCACAACATTCAATGTACTGGCATCTAGCTTTATTGCAGAGATGGCATCATAAAGACTTATCCAAGCGTTTCCGGTGCTATCAATGGTGACATTCGAAGGGCTAGCGCTATCCAGACTGCCTTTGTAGCTAGCTAAATCTGGTGCAACATCGACACCGCGATATGTTGCCGCGGCAGCAAGATCAATTGTTGCAACAGGAGCACCTGAAACCGTGTAGACAAAAATCTTATCATTGTCAGAATCTGTTATATAGACTCTATTTTGACCAACATTATAATCCTCCAAAGGGGCATACGATATGCCTACATTCGAAGTTTGATCATCCGAATATGTTGTTGATTCACCCACAATATCAAATGATAGTGCTTCAACATCACAGTTACTAAAGATAGCTCGTTTTCTGAATCTTTTAAAATCACCTCTGCCAGGTTGAGCTGCAAAGCCATATGTGATGCCCAAATTGAGAGGTGGACTGTCCTGAATTAGAACAGCTGCACTAATAACTGCAGTACGAGCTTCTTCGCTGCAGTTTAACAAACCACAAAAATAACTACCACTCTTTTCAAAGAAAGGCGGTGATGGATTACGGGTAAATGTTGCCCCGGTTACTTGAATTGTACTGGTTGGAGAAGTGTTAGTAAAATTCAACGGGTCGAGCGGCACATATTTGTATAGTCCAATACTAATCGTATTAACTTGTGTTGGATCTTGCCCATCAAACCTAAAACCGGTTATTGGTGGATAACATTTTGTTGTATAATTCTCACTATCCTTGAATGTGCAACAAAATGCAATATCTGTATCTGTCCATTTGGTTGGGTAAATGTTAAAAGAGTGCAAATATTCACCTGTGAGTGGACCGACTGTGTCTTGCACACCTTCAGCTGTAATTCCGTTGCTGGTAATAGCAACGCTTGCTGCAGGGTTAAAGACAGATTTTAGAAACTGCACCTTCCAGGGCACGTTAATGTAGCCATAGGTAGGAAAATTTATACTTGGATAGTAGTTATTATTGATATTTCCATAATCATAAAATCTGGTAGTTCTTGGTTGAGCAAATAAGAAAATTAAATCATTTCTAGAAGAATCGCTAGGTGTTTGGTCAACATAACTAACAATATGACCGTCAAGCGTGGACCCGGAAGTACCAGCGAAAGCTGAACCATCGACAGGCATGCTATAGAAAGAAAGATCGATATCCCATGAAAATGGACGCTTTGTTGGAACTGCGTAGACACTGACCGAAGAAGTCGATGTGGAGTCAACTAATTTTGTATCAATGATTCCATCAGCATTGACAGTAGCTTCAACAAAGCCAAAATATGTTCTAAGATGTGCGTATTTGTCTGTGTAGTAGGATGATACTGATAAAAAGCTACTATTACTACCAGATGCGTAAAAATTAATAGTGTAATTATCTTCTGCTAAAAATTGATCATTCTGCCAACTATTAAAACGAAATACTTCAAGAGATTTACTTCTTTTTCCCGCTGGTAACAAATATATACCATCATTTTCTGTAGGTAAAAGGTTACTAAAGACAATTGTATCGGGTACTGCATTGAAAGCTGTTAAGCTCGCCGGAGCCGCTAGTGTATAAGCTTCACCCTGACTATCAAAAAACGTTGCTGTTACATTATAGATACCCGGGTATTTGTATGTATGTCTGGCACTTGCTCCAGTAATATAAGTACCATCACCCAGATCCCATATTATCTCATACTGACTATAGTTTAGTTGCTCTATACTATCTATCCAATTTGGCGTGATAAGAAAAGGTGTATTTTCAAGCGTATAACTCGTATATGTAGGTGCAGCATCAGCCACATCAAATACAGTGACTTTAATCTGTACTGCCGTTAACGTCGGCATAGATTAGTACTCCCGTAAGCTAGCTTCCTGCGAATCAGGTGTAACTATTTCGATATTGCCAAAGATAGCATCCGGATTGTAGATATAGGGAATCTTAAAATATGGTAAGGTAATACTCTGATTGATTACATTTATATCCTCTCCAGGCTCACTATAGACGGGGTTAAAAACTAATAAACTGAGACCACTCCTTGTAATTTGTTGCCCATTCACTGACCGGGTACAGCTCACAGAAGTGACCCCTGGGATGTTGAAGATCTTAGTTGTAAGAAAATCAAGATTAATGAATTGTCCAAGCTTAGCATTTTCCACACTAAAGTAATCCTTGAGAATATTGACCGCTTGGTTTTTCACCTCGTTTTCAGAATAGCGACTGTTGGGAGACCTTCCAATAACTAGCTTGGTTTCAGAAATAATATCTGATGTCAGAAGGTCGTTGCTTATTTCTTCATTGCTAGCAACACCCAGACCAACTGCAACATACACTGGATCCATAATAACAATTTCCGAAGTAGTCATCTTTACGTCCAGTAGTTCATTAATGATCTTATCCTTTAACCCTGTTCCAAGAAAATTATTTCTTAATTTAGTACTATTCATATTACTATTTTGTAATTTTGGCACAGCGTAAACATATATGTTGTTGAAGTCACAACTATCAGCAAATGTCACTTGGTTAAATAATACCCGGCTATCGTTATTAGGTACTTCAAGCCCAATATTGTAAAGGTATCTAACGTGTTCAGCTAGATATTCCCAGTTGTTCACTACCTTAACATCGTTGAGTACATTGCTGAAATTATTTTTAATAAAAGTTTCGAAGTCACTCGTGGTAATGAGTCTGTACTGCGTTTTGAATGTGTTAGCAGCATTACTTCTGATGCTTAATGCATCTTCTACATTTGTAAATGCTGTACTTGCTGCAGGATTTATGAAGGTTAGATTTGCAGCTTGATCTGCATTTACATAAGTTAGATTTGACTTAATGTCATTAAAAATTGTGTTGAATTGTGGCTCGTTAAACAAGAATAACTTATTATTGTCAAGAACATTAGGGCCAATTTCTCCCGCTGTTCCATCGCTCTTGAGATAAAAAATAGACACAACACTAGTTGGTTTCAACTGCTTGCCATTAACATTATTTCCAAACTTAATAGTGTATCTCTGGTTTTCATTGAACCTGCATTCAAAACTCTTACTATTTGGATCTTCTAGATATAGACTATTAACTCTATTCCATTGTTCATATTGACCTGCATCGTTCGTTACATACACATAGATATTTGTATGATCTATCAATTCATTTGAACCTTGCTCAGAAACTGCTGCTAGTGAAAATTCCTCAAACGGTGAGCCATTAGCAACATACAGAGGGTATGGTATAAAAATTCCTTGATATAACAGAGTCGAGTTATTGAATTGAGTAAGTACTTCTCTTGCGTCTGTTGTTTTAATGAACGTTGCATCCTGTACAAAAGAATATGGTATACCGTTCACAGTGAAATAAGAATATCTTGGAATTGTATATACCCCTGCAGGAAGAGTTGTTGGTGCTGTAGCCTCAAAGGCAACTACACTCGATTGAAATCCAATTGGATTATAATTAAGTGCTTTAACAATACGGTTCATGTTCTCGTACAGCTGAGCTTGACTAAACATACTCTCACTCGCTGTCTTGTTGAGATAAAAAAGTAGAACATTATAGCTATACGCAATCACGTCGAGTAAGCTATTAAAATTACTACCCTCATAAATTTGATCTGTAAATACATTGCCCTCATTGAGGCGCTGTATCATGAGTGTTTTTAAATTTGTTGCATCAAACGCAGCATAGGCGTTAAAAGGCAAATTAAATGGGTTTGATGTGATGTCGCTCATAATTAATTAAAATAATATCCTGAATCGTTTAATACTCCTTTTAGTCCTACTCCTTGGATATTTAACGTAGGAACATCAATTATCATGAAGATATTATATTGATTATTATCATAATCAGTTTCAACGTTTATATTTCGTAAAAGTACTCGAGGTTCAAATTTCTTAATACCTGTAAAAATCGATTCACCAATGATTCTAGCTTGAGTCACAGATATCGGAACAAATAGATATTGTGCAAGGTTCAACCCAAAAATAGGGTTAAGTATTTTCTGACCTGGCATAGTTGTAAAAAGATTGAACAAGCTATTTTGAATAGCCCCAATATCCTCAGATCGCTGTAAATCCTTGATCTCGCGTCTTTTCCCTAGTTGCTTGTTTTGAGTGTAATTAAGCTTTAGATCCAAAAGTAGATCCGTATATATTGCCCCTGAAACAGGTAAGCTAAAAGCATTAACAACGATCGCTGCCATAAAATTATTTATACATGGATATTTGTTCTAAAAGTGGTTATGAAACTATAAATATGTAATATGAACAAGTTCGTCAAATTATATGAGTCCTCTATTCAACGGTTTACACGTGGTGGCTTTCTAACAGGGGATCTTGTTAAGTTTATCGAGGGTGCATTTAAAGACGAATTCTTCAGTAAACAAGGTCAAAACTACGTTGAAAGAGCCAAATATTTTAATGATAGCGGTTTAAACATGCGTGTAAGTGCTATCAAAGCTGTTCGCCCCACTATTCATTCAGGTGACGTGCAGAACGAAGCTGAATCTTTCTTGGTTGACGTTACTCTAGAGATTGCACCAGGCATATATAAGGAATTTTTAACAATACCTGCACATCTCTTGACATATATTGATACCTATCCAAATCTTGCCCCAGTACCAGATAGTTTAAAAAGAAAAGGTGACATAAACATTGAACCAAAGCCTGTGGATATTAAGGATGAAGACGAGATTATGACTTCCCCGCACCGACAGACAGGCACAAGCGATCTGGGTGATAAGAAGGACTCTGAGGGTGATCGCAAGCTTAATAATGTAAATGTTAAGATTCCTAGCTCTCCTGCAGAAGGTGTCAAGGATCCTGCCGTTTCCAAGGGCACAGCCCGTTATCTACCTAAGCGCTAATCTCAGACAACGCTAATAGTAAGCAATAAAAATTAATCTCTTGATCCAAAACAAGAGCAGATCTATACATGTATTCACCAATAGTAACAAGCCAGAGTCTTTTCTGATTTTCTGTTAATGCGTAATTGCCATTGCAAATATTATCAAAGACAAACTTCATGAGCACAGGGTAATCACCATTAAACGAAGTTTCATTCTCGATGATAAATTTGCGAGCTTGCAATACTTTCTTGGTTAAAACGAGTTAATGATCTTTTCGGAGAATTGATCTTGAATATTTAAATCTGGAATCAACAAAGACCCTGTTGAGCTAAACTTCTGCATTTCATTAATACACTTGCGTATATCAGGAAAATATTTTCTAATTAAATTGATTAATTTGGTCTTATTCTCTTCTTCAATATTAATTTTCTCGATTTTTAATATATTATAACACCTCTTAACAACATCAGCAATCTTGGGATCTAAATCAATCGACTGGCATCTGCTTTGCAGAGGTACAATAACACGGTGTTTATAATTGCAGGTTAAAATAAACCTACAATGACCTGCATATTCTTCCAGAACGTTTCTAAGAGATCTCTGAGCATCTATCGATGCCATTCCATCAACCTCATCTAACAAAACAATCTTCTTCTTTCCATTGAAACTCTTTGTTCTGCTGAATCCAGTAATATCATTTCGGACTGCATCAATACCTACTTCAGAACAATTCTGATATATATTTTCTGCGTCCAGTAAATTGATCAGTACCTTGGAAGTGGTCGTTTTACCTATACCTGCATGTCCACAGAATAATAAATTAGGGATCTCATCATTCTTTACAAATGATTCAAGTATTTCTCTGGTCCCACCTGAGAGTACAATATCATCCAGGGTTTGTGGCCGGTATTTCTCTGTCCAGATCTTGTCTACGTCCATCTTATTTACCGCTACTGCCAAACCCACTCGCTCCACGATCCGTTGCTTGCACCGTGCCCCAATCAACCTGCATGTGAATATTATAGTGTACAACTAATTGTGCAATTCTATCTCCCTTATTAACTTGATAGGGCTGTTCATTATGATTATAGAGCAATACACCTAAATCTCCTCGATAATTTTGATCGATAACACCTGGGTGGGCAAGCACCCCGCTCTTGAAGCTTAATCCTGATCTAGATTCAACACTCAACCAGTATCCTGGCTCCAGGTAAGCAAGCTTCAAGCCCGCTGGGACGACCAATCTGCTCCTAGGTGGAATCGATATGCTCTCTACAGCAAATAAATCCCAACCTGAATCTGTGTCAAAGTTCTTTTTGGGTAGCTGTGCATCTGGGTGAAATTTCTCAAATCTTATTGAAGGTACGTAGTTAGGTAAGCTCATAATAAGATTATATCTTATGGTACTTTGATTTCAAGTGATAAATATAGTATGGCTGATGACAAAGAATTTAGCGTAAACGATCTGATTGAACAACTTAAGATAAGTTCTAATACAAGCAAAGAAGTCGCTGAAAAGGCAGATTTCAATCTGCCAAGAGAAAATCTTGAAAACTTCGTACTCAACAGTACGGGTAAACTTGTTACACAGGGGTTAGATATTGTTGAAGGTGTGAAAGAATACGTCATGAGTAATCCTGAGAGCCGAGAAGTTGAAGCTCTATCGGAAGCGCTTAAGGCTGTTTCTAGCGCTCTATCCATAATCAAAGATATTCACATAACACAAATGAAGCGGGATAGTGCCAAGGATTTAAAAGTGATGGATATTGAATCGCGTAAAATGCTCAAAGAAGATAGCAAGAAAGATGAGAAATTGCTCTTAACCAGGGATGAAGTGTTCAAAAAGATATTAGAAGATGCTAAGGTAATTGAAGCTGAGGCCGAAGCAGTGACGGTTACCCTACACCCAACACTTTCTTCGTCGTAAGTGTACTCTGGATGTCTTGCAATTGATTAAAGAGAATATCTTGATTAATTGGGTTACCCTCAACACTTACTGTAATATTATAATTCGGTACATATTGTAAGTTGTTTGTTGCAGCACGTGGATTATATTTACAATAAAAATCTATTACACTGTAGAGTTCCTTATATTCACTTTGAATTTTCTGGTTCAATGTACTCACGATTCCTTGCATTCTCTTGAAATGTTCAGTATCTGGAACAAGGTTATCGCCATGGGCTTTTGTGCTCGACGATACCTTGGATTGAATATTTTGAAGATTTTTTCTGAAAACTAAATTAGTCTTTTTACTCATTTCTCCGTGTAACAAAAGGGTTGCAGGGTGTATTTTGTTCGTCAAAGAAGAGCCATATCGCAATGGCGTCATCATTTGACTTCCCTGAATATCGCTAATCAATTGCGTGGAATCATCAAAATAATTTTCTGCACGTGCAATACTTCCAATGCTATCACTAAACGGCTTAAAGAAAGTTCCGTCACCAATTTTCGTACGTACCTCGTTTCTGACTTGATCTAAGCTTGTATTAAAGGCATTAATCCAGTAGCTAGCAAACTGTGGCTGCATGCTCTTCATTTGATTATCCAGATTTGCAAAGAAATCCGCTTGTGCTGTGATTGGATCGTTCTGTACTTTTGACTTGTTGAAATTAATAGCTGTTTCTAGTTCTGATGAGTAATCCTGTATGGTACTTAAAAAATTAGAAGCTTTTTGATAGAAATCTTTCTTATAAAAAAGATTAATTTGTGTGAGTTGTGGGTCTGTGGTTGTCTTGTTGTTCATATCACGTCGCTAGAGCTGCTTGTGGGTTCGGCAGAATAGCTCTTCGTACACACCATATAGTTATAATATTGATCATTCTTAAACACATGATCAACCCTAACTACAAGATACGTGCCGTATATTTTATTATCATACGTAGAGTTATTTGCAAAATCTTTCCGCTCAAGAGTAATAAACTTACCAGGTTGTCTCACAGTATTACCTCTGGTTCTAAATGCTATTGTGTTATTATTAAAAACTGTGTTGAGTAGTATCTTGTTTCGTCCAGAATTTAATCTAATATTTTGATCAGGATTAGGATTAAACACATGATTAATATTTTTATTTTGAGATTTTATTTGATTCAGAGGAAAATTTTGACCTGGAGAGTTTCCAGCAATCCCTTTTTGTGTTTGAACAAAATTTCTTTTGTATAGCTTCATAGAATCATTAATATTATTATCCGTTATATCTATAGAAAAAGTCTTGGTACTGGGATCATAATTGTGAACCATGTGAGTTGTTACTCCGAAGGTGCTAGCATCAGACATCATGCCTGCATTTTCAAAATTCTCTGCATAGGAATAATCAGGAAAATTATTAGCAAATAGAGAAGCTTGGGGATTTCTTTCAGGACCAGTGAGCGGTGGACTATCACCACTATTAGGCTTTGCAATTATAAAATTTTCTGTAAGATTGCTTCCACCTAGATTTCCCATGCTTTCATTGCCTTTATAGTAAGCGGTCTTAAAGAGCTTGGTCAAGGGTATCAAATACCATGTGTTATTTTTTTCTTTTCTTAATAAAGCTGGAGAGTAGTCGTTTTCTTTACTACTCACATGATAATCTAATAGGTAATAGAGATCATCGATTGCTTTGTTGTTTGCAGGGCTACTATAGAAGATCTTGCTACTACCCACATCCCAGTCAGCTGCAAAAGTTTGCTGCGTATCTGTGTCTCTAGAAAGTACCTCAGATAGTAAAGTGCGTATTGCTTCACCTGTTTCAACACTTCTTTCACCATTACTTGTGCCTACAGGAGAATTGCCACCACTTCTTACCTTGCCTGTTGTAAAATAAGCATTTTTTTCATTTAAAACTTGAAAACTTTGCTCGTGTATGTATAGCTTTTTGAGCTTCATATCTTTATTTTCAGAAATAATATCCTCAGTGTTGTGTATAGAGAAAATATAATTCAATGCAAAATTATTGTTTGTATTTTGACCCATAGTATTGACAGGGTCACCGTCATCCACAGATATAGCTGGTTTTATATTAACCACCAACAAATCTCTACCATCACCACGAAAAACATATGGAGAAAAAGCATTTTCTGGCATTCCACGAACATCAGTCGAGACGCTCTGAACACTCTCTAGAGCATCCAGATCATTTCGAAATATAAGATAACCTTCTGCAAAAAAATTAGTAATACTATCAGTTATACCAAAATCTACAATACTACCAAATTTGATTCCAACATTATTGCCATCACTATTGACTAGCTGCATGTTAAATGTATAGTATGTATCACCAATGTATACCTGCTCTGACCCTGTTTCAAAAGATAAATTATCGATTACCGCATTACTCATGACTACCCCTTAAGTTGTGTAGTAATATCATTGATTACTGTTTTTACTAGCTCGGGCTTAATTATATTAAGCTTTGTACCGGGCGCTGGATACAGAACAGGGTTAAACACTTTATTAGTCAAAGCTATCAACCACCACAGCTCAATGGTTCTATATTCATTGTAGCTTATGGCTGTCCAGGGCAATCGACGATTGAGAGTTATTGTATAGTATGTTGTTGGACTCAATGTATCAGGAAGATACACGCTATTGAGTAAATTATAGTATAGAAAATTTCCTTGATCTGTATTTTCAGTACTATACATTCTGAAGATATTTTCATAGCTAACTTCAGGGTTTTCTCCAAGAACTCTAAGGTCTCGTCTAAACGATCCAAGTGCACTTAAACCAATCATATTATAATCCCAACCTCGTGGCTATATCACTAGCAGCACGACCAAATGCTTGTGCCCCCGATGGATCAGTTGTCGTTTGACTTGTGAGGTTAACTTGATTGTATGATCTTTTCATTTCTCGCTGTAAGATATCTAGTGCAGGATTATTATCTGTGACCGTTACAATATTCTGCCTGTCCTGTAGCATGGAATATAAGAAGTTTTGAGTTTCCGATACAAGTGTTGTCAAAGTAATATCTATCAAATATGCATCAGGCACAATAGTATTAACTGTTGATGACCCGCCGCCAACAGGTGCTGTAATATTCATTCTACGTCTTGCTCCAACAAAATTTATACTCATATCGCTAATATAACAGAAGGGATAGAAGCGAACACCAGGAATAGTTACTTCATATATTACTGCAGGGTCAATTAGATCGCGACTTCTTCTGTTGGGGCGATTCTGATATGCAAGCAAATAAAGAAGCTGCCAATGCCTAGAGACATCTTCAAATGTGGACCAACCTGTATTGATTAATGGGAATCTAAATCTAATACGTTCTCCTTCTTCTTTGAAGTTAAAGAACTTTGGCTTTTCTATATAAATTCCTGGAGCATCGAAGTTGGATATGCCTGATATATAGCCTGCTGCTCCCCTCATACTTTGAGCAAGAGCATTTATATTCAAAGGATCGATGCCCGTAAAAACCCCATCCGACTCTCCAAAAGAATTTGATATTGAGTTCTGCTCATCACTAAAGTAAGGAAAACTATAAAGAAATTTGGTATCTTCTGTTATATAAAGACCTTCATATGGACCAAGAATATCACTTCCCAGGCTGTCAATATTAAATCTCTGTGGAATATATTTGTTTAATTGTGGTATAGCCTGATATAGTGCATTCAAGCCTGCTGAAGGCAGACTACTATCAACACCGTAACCAATCGCAGTACCTGCAGCAATTGCACCAGTTCTCCCAATGGTACCAGTGGCACCACCAAATACATTGAAAGCGGCAGCTAGCTCTGGTCTGCTCCCGGCCAAGCCAGATAAAAAGGACCCAAGCCCTGTGGCACCGCCTTGAAATATTTGCCCAAATTTATTTCCAACCAAGCCACCAACGGCCCCCGTTATCAAGGGCTGCAGATTGGCTGGTAAATTATTAAACCCAGCGATTGAACCAGCAATAACATTGCCCAAGGCAAGACCATAATAAGCAACTTGAGCCATCATGGCGTTTGTCTTTAATCTTTTCTCTTTCAAGAACAAAGCTGGTACTTCCTGTCTGCCAGATTTGGGAGAAGTTGTCCATTGAAAGTCGTTAATAACATCAATCAAACTATAGCCTGGACTATCTTGACTAAGAAAGTTGGATCCTGATCCGCCAACAGCACCGGCGGGTACTAGTCTGGGTGCACCTTGCAACCGCGGAAACGGTTGTTCAAAATTTGTAAATGCATACAGACTCATGTGATACTATTATTTCCAGGGAACACAGTATTCCTGTTGTATCCCTTTGTTGTTAGGTTAAGAGAATCACGAAAATTTCCTATCATATTACTTGAATCAATGGTGTTTACTCGACTATTAGAGGCACCTCTCATTGGTTGGTCACTGCTACGTTGCTGTAGCGTGGGTAGTAATTTTAAAATTTCTACCGCAGTACTGTTGAGATTGCTCAGCGAAGTAGCAATTTTTTCTTGATTTTGCTTCATTTGCTGTGACATATTATCAAGACTTTTTCCAATCGTCACCAAACTCTCATCAGTTAAATTTAAGGAAGCTTCTCGCTCTGTTGCCTGTGTAGAAGCTACTATGTTTGGAAATTCTTGTGTAGATGTAGATTCTCTACTTGCAACAAACGGCTCGACTGGTGTCTCTGCTGTCTCAGGCATGCTTATTTCAGGTATTACATCCTGAGGTGTATTGAGAAAATCTTCTATGTTATTGGATGTGGGTGGCATTTTGAGTACTTGTGGTGCTTCAAATACATCAGGCAATGCAGGTTCTGGTGAATTGACTGCTTCAGTAACAGCTACAACAGGTTCTTTGGATGTTTCAACCTCTAATGGCTTTTCTATTACTGTGGGGAGTTCTGTTTTTGCAATCTCTGGTTTCAAGGTTTTGGTATTTTCTTGCAATTCAGGTGCAGGTGATGTTGCAGCAACAGGCAGTTCCTGTGCAGGAGAAACCTCCATCACCGGTGTTTGTGAAACCACAGGCATATCTAATTTTGCCTCTTCAAATGTTTTGCTTGCTACTGGTGCAGTGGTTGTCAACATTTCTACAGGTTCTGTAGCCTTGAGTGGCTCTGTTTGATCTGGTTCTGTGGGTTGCTTTGGTTCCGCTGTCACCTCGATCTTGATAGGCTCAACAGGACTAGCTTTGAATGATTCTTTCTGATCTGCAGGCTGTTGTGGTTTGGTAGGCTCAGAGGTCTTGACTTCAGTCGGTACTACTGGAGGTGGTGTTTGTTTGTTTTGCTCACTGACAGCATTTAAAATAGTTTTTGTGTTTAAATCTTCTTGCAGCTCCAGTGTATCTGCTTGTAAATTGGCTTTGCTTAGTTGGTCAGAAACCTCACCCATGACACTATTCATCAATTCATCAGTATCCGTGCTCTTAGCAGTTTCAGCAATTTCTTGCTTTGCTACAGGTTCTTTCTGAGTTTGTTCATTATCCTTAGATTCTTTTGATTTGGCCAAACTAGCTTCGTCTTTAGCGTTTTTTTCTTTTCTAGCTGAAGCCTCCATGAACCTATCCAACCTGGTGTACATTTCTCTGGCAGTCTGATCTGCCTTCTTAATTTTGTCAGTAATACTTAAAAGAGTAATATCGCCTTTATTGTCTAACTGTACATCAGCCATATACTATATTTATACAGTAATTCTATTAATGCCGATCTGTATTTCTTTTGGATTTCTTGTCAGCTTCTGCTTCGTTATGAAGATTGAGAAGTATTTCTCCTTCTAGAGGAGTAAGATCTTTTATGCTCTTAAAATCAATATTTAACTTTTTCATTAAATCGTACTGCTTCACGTATACCCCTCTGCAAAACGGGAGATAAATTGATCTAAGAAAGAGAAACAATGTATTATCGTATAGCCTCACAGGTATATCTTTGATGGTTATATCCTTGTTTCTATTTTCTATTAACTTAAAATTGGACTGTTGATCCAGTTTTGCCAGATGGTCTTTAATTAAAATTGCAATACCATGGTTGTCACTCACCACTTGCAGCAATGAAGTCTTATCATTAATCACTGTGTTTGTATCTTTTACATGTATGGATTCAATTGAATCTGCAAGTGTATTTCCAGAGAAAAGATTTTTTGATGCTTGGATATTAAAATCTAGATCTTCAATCGTCACAATAGACCTATAGGAGAGAGTAGCCTCAGAAAGCTTTGTAAGCAAATCAAACAATTGCAATTCAATGTTGCACGGTGCCCCGTCCTTGGTTGCGGATTGAATGTAAACAACAGGAGAAATATTTGTAGCTCTTAAAAAACAAAATATAAACCATTTATCAAACCTAGTAAGATTTTTAATTACATCTTTGTCCTGTAAGTTGTCTTGTAATATCAAATCAAAACAATCGCTTGTGCCTGCATGATCTTCATTAAGAATATACTTTGACAATACTTGTAATTGTGAATTTTTTAATTCAGAAATTCGTGCATATCCACTGAGCGTTGGAACCCAACAATTGAGATAAAAATCCATGTAATAATTTAGAAAAAAAATTAAAAGAAACCAGCCACATTGGGAGGTGGATTGCTATTTGTAGCGTTTGTTGTCTGCAATGGTGATACCACAGGTGTGTATTTGCCATTGGTCACGTTGCCAACTGTTTGTATGATATCTGCTAACGGGAAATACATGCTATTTTGAATGGTATAATTGGTGTATGTAAAGTTGACAGAATATGCTGTTGCCTGTGTGGGTTCATCCTGATAGTCAAGATTAATATTGTTAATAAGAGTGGGTGTAACATTATAAAAGGTAAAAACTTTGCGCGGTATCTGACTTATATTTTGATAGCTACGTGTGTAACACAATAAAGTTATGTTACTTTTTACATTGAAATAATCTTTACTACCAGGAAGATCGCCAGGCCGGGCGACCAACCCATAATGACTGGCCAGCATTACCCATGGGCGGAAAACGAAATCAACAATGCTTGTGTTGGTTTCAAGAAAACTCAATTGCAATGGTACTTGTGCATATCCGCGGCGATTTCCTGAAACTATACCTGGCACAAACCCCCTATTATTATCAATTGGCACATCAGCAGTATCATAAGTTTCACCGGGGATTTGAGCACCTTGTGCAAATACACATCCAATGACTTTTTGAAAAGGATAACTCGTTAGTAATGTTTTAGCTTGGTCAATATCAAAACCTTTCTTGCCACCATCTGTTCTTTCGAGCCCTTGAATAATATCACTTCTCAAGGCATAGGGAAAGCTATCGACTATGGCAATCCATTGTGTTTGCAATGGTATTGATGTCAGCCAGCTTTGAAGTTGAAGTAAGAAGTAATCACGTGTACTGATCAGCGGTACACCAGGTATATTAAATCCAAGTAAATTAGTTATCTGCGGTTGACTGAGGGGATTTGTACCTCTGCCAATGCCTATAACATTATCAGTAAGCCCTTGAAAGGCATTAGTAATTGGATTATTGAGACCGGCCATTTGATATATTTATGGCTGGTTAGGAGAATCGATTATCTTAATCGTTGACTTCTTTGCGTGTGAAATAGTGATAAGCCAAACCAACAGGGAAGCTCATA